GTAAATTCAGCGTTTTTAAAACTGCTGTATACTATGCTCCAATCTTCTGCACCATATAGGTTTTCTTGTCTAATTGCTTTTGGCATTGCCTTATCCTTGTAGTTTATTTGAAGCTATGTCTCTGGAAAAAACTGCTACTAGATCAGTTATTGTCGCAGTGGGAATATAGTTCAAAATTACTTTCACTGTTAATGTTTGTAAATCAACGTCCTCGGTAACGTCTAATGTATTAAGTTCTAGTCTAGGATCTCTGCTAATTATTCTTAGAGTATCCTCTCTAATAACGTGTACTAATTCATGAGTCAATGGGTCAAATAGTAGATCCCAAACAATATAACCGTATTCAGGACTCATCAATCGTTCACCCTTGCGAGTGTACATTTCATTGAGCAAGTCACGTTTAGCAAGTTCAATATCATAGATTTTGAAGTTGCCCCATTCTTTGCCCACTGTACTATAACCTTTAAAGACTCTCATACATGTATTTATTATGGAATAATGTATGTAGATAATGAATCAATAAAAAAGGCACATTAAGTGCCTTTTATTATCCTGTTGCTTGCCTTGGTTGTTCATAGCCTAGATACTCTGCCCAAGCAGGATCTCGCATATGATAAGGGTTATGTTGTTTAACAACTTTGACCATTTGCCAATAGCTGGGTTCTTTTGGTTTAGTCAACGGTTCTATGGCCTTGGCACCTTTAAGCCAATTACAAGTACCACAGCAAGTGACTAAATTACTCCAAGAGCTTCTACCACCTTTACTTTTTGGAGTGACGTGATCCAATGTCAAGTCTTTGGCTTGGAATTGATCTCCGCAGTATTGGCAAGTATAATTATCACGCAGGTAAACCATTTTACGATTAAACAATACTCTGTTTTTTGGACGCACATAACGCTTGGTCATTATAATACTGGGCACCGGGATGGCCAGTTTTTGGCTATGTACTATCCAATCGTCGTATTCTTTAATCACTGAAACTTTGTTTAAAAACACCAGTTTGATAGCCATAGTCCAATCAACAACGCTGGGTGGTAACATTGACAGTGGACTGCCATCTGAATTGAGTAAAAGTGTATCGCTCATAAATGTATTTAATGCTAAAAAGCATTATACGGCATTAAATACGTATTGTCAACTATGACAGTTTTTAAGGAGATTGAAATGGACATCGACTCACTGGAACATCACATCAGAACTGTGGACAATCGTCACACACAGATAGCAAGACAAATTGAACAAATACTCGCCCAAACATCCTGGGATGAATTTCAAGTAGAAACACTTAAAAAAGAAAAACTTAAACTCAAAGATGAACTATCATTGTTATATCGTAAGCGGTATAATTTAATGCAAGAACATCACTACGAATAATTGACATAAAATCAAAATCGTGTTAAAATACCTACTTGACCACAACAAGTAGGTATTTTTATGAATGTAGCAAATTACAAACAAAAGTATGCAAAAACAGGTTCAAACAAATTAGTTTTTTTACAAAAAGATAAAATTAATAGCACACACAAATGGGTAGAGTATGCTTTAGATATTGTAGATATGTCAGCATTGCTAATGCAAACAAATAATTTAAAAGACAAATATGCATTAATGGACGCATTAGATACTGCTCAACGTAAAAAAGATTGGCACTATCGACAGGATAACTTTCGTTTACAAGATGCCATGCGTATTTTTGAGGCAGCAAAACAAATTGCCAAAAAGTAATTGACACAGAATCTCTATGCTGTTATAATATGGCATAGAGATTATTTTTGGAGACTACATGTCAGATCCCTGCTATTATGTTATCAGTAGTTTAGAAGATCATAATCTTCGAACTAACAAAGAACAAATCATCCTAGCTCAAGCAGAAGCAGGCAACGATGAATTTTTTCATGGCTGTCGTCTTGCCTTAGACAGCACAATCACATTTGGCATTAAACAAGTTCCTGAACGCAGTGGCCCTGATGGTCAGGGTGTTGATTGGGATTCATTTACACTGGTCATCACAGGCTTTATTAATCGTAGTATCACTGGCAACCTTGCTCGTGACACCATTGACGAACTAATGTCCAACTGCACTAATGCACAATGGAACGGTTGGTATCGTCGTATCCTTATCAAAGATCTACGCTGTGGTGTCAGCGAAAAAACAATTAATAAAGTAGTGGAGAAGAAATATGCTGATTATGCTATTCCTGTTTTTGGTTGTCAGCTTGCTCACGATAGTGCTAACCATGAAAGCAAGGTCGCAGGGAAGAGATTTATCGAAGTTAAACTCGATGGTGTTCGTGTTATCAATATTGTACACCCTGATGGTCGTGTCAATATGTTTAGTCGCAATGGCAAAGAGTTTGTCAACTTTCCACATATAGTGGAACAGTTTAAATCTATTGCAGATACATTAGTAGAGCCCTGGGTCTTTGATGGTGAGATTATGAGCAGTAGTTTCCAGGACTTGATGAAGCAGGTACATCGCAAAAGTGATGTACAGGCAGAAGATGCAGTATTGCATTTATTTGATTGCATTCCTTTAGTGCATTTCGAACTAGGATCCTGGAATGCTACTCAGGAATTCCGTAGCAGTCATTTAACAAAATTTATAAATCATCATCAAGATTCGTTGCCTAACATAACAATGGTAGGACAAGAACTTGTAGATTTAGATTCAAAATCTGGACAACGTAAATACAAAGAGATTAATGCACTAGCCATCGAAGGCGGCTATGAAGGCATTATGATTAAGGATCCACAAGCTCCTTATGAATGCAAGCGAAGTCATGCTTGGTTAAAACTAAAGCCTTTTATTGAAGTAAGTTTGGAGGTACAAGGTGTTGAAGAAGGAACAGGACGAAATGAAGGACGATTGGGCGCAATCATCTGCGGTGGAGACGACGGAGGAAGGTTTATTCAAGTCAATTGTGGTAGCGGGTTCACTGATAACGACCGCATTGACTATTGGACTAATCGTAATACACTTCTTGGAGCAGTGGTTGAGGTAAGAGCTGATGCTATTACACAGAATCAAGACGGAACGTATAGTCTGCGATTTCCTAGATTTTTACGTTTTCGTGGATTCGAAGCAGGAGAAAAATTGTAATGGGAAATCAAACTGATTACTTTGAACGCATTGGTTATAAACCAACTTGGCATATCGGTGACCGTGTAATTGGTAAGTGGAATAAGATTCCATTTGTTGGCACTGTGGGTAACGATACTAAGATTAATGACATAGAAGGTCCACGTATTAGTATACATTTAGATCTGCCAATTAAGTTTGACAAACAAATCTATTATGTTATAATAGTAAAACACCAGGATATTAAGGCTTTACATGAATACACGAATTAAAGAACTAGCATTAGAATGCTACAACCCCTACTCTAATTTTGATCACGACTTGTTTGCTAAACTTATTATAGAAGATATTATGCAAATCATAGCTGATCCAAAATCTTATAATAGGTGCATTCACACTACACATGACTTGGATCAAGCAAAATGTGTTGCCAGTGAAATTGCTAAAAAAATCTACGAAGACTATCTATGAAAAATTGGCTGCGACAAAAATTGCACGACTTTATCTTTTCTACTGAGTCAGTACCAACTCCTTATGCTGATAGAAAAATCGGCGCACTTATTAGTACTCGTGGTCATCATAGTCAAACACTGGGCAGTGAAAACGAACCTTTGAGATTTACAGTATACAATGCTTCAGGAGGCAAAATTGTTGAGATTAATCGCTATGATTCAAGAGCGGATAGACATTATACGAGCCTGCATATTATTACCAGTGAAGAAGACTTTGGAGCGGAACTGGGGAAAATTGCTTTTATTGAAGCTCTTAAAAAATGAAATGCACTACTTGCCGAAAAGAGTATTCAGTACTCTGTGATTATAATCAAGGCAGATGTCCACATCACAGACCTATAATTAACACTCATTCATTGAGATTTTATAACCTTATACTAAGTATTAGAAATGTTTACAACAAGCTCAAGTCTAAAAATTAAAACATATTTGCAAGACTCTAATGATTTTCATTTTAGTCCGGATGGTATTTCGTTAGTGCCTAGAGCGGCACTTCAAATAAATTCGCAATGTCCCGACTCCTACAAAAGAATAATTGTAGAATGTATTAACAATGGATGGCTAACTAGAGTTGCTCATCAACCTATACATGAGCACTTTATGGAAGAACTGTCAAAATGACCAGCTTTAATAAGGCCATGGTCCCGCAGTTTGTTTGACTAGTCCTTCTAGTTCATTGTTATTGGCCGCTGAACTAATAGCAAAACTCTGATTAGGTACAGCCTTACCAGTTTCCTTGATATAATTTGTAGCTATGGCCAACACTTGTTGATCGGTGGCAGGATCACCAGTTTGTTCATTTAACTTGCCTTTGGCTATTAACTCATTGGCATTGTCCAAGCCTTGCCTAACAATAGAAGCTTCGTCAACATCTGGGCCATAATCATTACTGACTATCATTAATGCTTCTCGTATTCTTCTAGGACGATCTCTTTCATCTGCGGCAATAAAGCTGGCAGCTTTATCCCATTCGCCGTTTTGATAAAAAGATGTTAGATCCACTTTACTGCCGCCAATATATGCATAGCTTATATCGCCGACTTGATTTTGAAAACTAACTAATCCGTCAAAAACATTTTGTGGAATTTTGGTTACCCCTGTAGAAGACAGTGTTTTCTTTACTGATGCTTCATTACTGATTATATCTTTTGCCAGCATATTATCAGCCTGTGCGGGAGTAATACCATTGGTTAAATTATTAATAAGATTTTTTTCAGTGATAGTTTTTCCAGTCAGTCCTGGAATATCTGCAACGCCTTTACTCAATGCCGCAGTTGCCGCGGCAGCTTCCGAGAGCTTTTTATCAAACTCTTCAAATGTTGCTGCCGATAAAAAAGTAGCCATTTCTGTTGCCATATTAATCTAATCCTGTGTCTTGTACATTGCCAGTAGTGCCACCACCGGTATTACCAGTGTCGGTGTTGCCTGAGGTGTTTGCTGAACCATTAATCATATCACTGCCATAGCCACCACTTTGTGTACCTACATCGTTTGTATTTACTGGACTATATCCATTGCTTTTCTTAATTGCGCCAATGGCTTTGTCACTGGCCGTGGCATCTGACAAATCAACTTCATCTTGTTTTTCATTAGGGGTACTAATCGGTGCCCCTTGTTCTTTTTCTTCTGGCTGTCGAGGAGTTTCGTTGGGCTTGGGATCTGTTTTCATTTGTTGATTACCGGGACCAACTGGATTGATTGCTCCACTATGACCAAACCAGGGTTCGCGCTCCGGAACTACACTACATATACTTTCAGTTACTCCTTGATTCACTGCTAGTTTATAAGACTGAATAGCCGCGGCCAATTCAGCATCTGGACCATTCATATGAATAACATTTGCCGTTTCATAATGTGCTGTACCACTATATACATGACTGCTAAGTACGCTGGTAAGTCTAGTACTACCCTGAACTGTTGAATTAAGATCACCTGCGGCTTGAATTTGTAAATTACCTTCTTTGGCATTCATGTTAATAGTTCTACCTGCTTCTATGTTAACATCATTGTCTGCGTATAAGTTAATATTACTTTTACTTCTTATGTTTATATCGTTGCCGCCATAGATATGTATTGCACCGTCATTGCTGAGTTCAACCCAGTTTTCACCATTCTTAGTAATTAGATAAATGTGACCGCCAGCATCATCTAATAATAATTGTGTGCCATTTGTAGTTCGAAGTCTGATCAGTTTATTATTGCCATCTTTGTCGCCATCGTCCATGACAAATTGATGTTGCCCCGGAGTTAGTATACCCACTACTTTGCTGGGACTTTCTCTTGTTGCACTGCTACTAGTCAATCCTCTTAATAAATCTTTTTCCAAGCCTTGTTTTTTCAGCGCATCGCTCATGGGCTTGTGCTCTACATATTTTTCTAAATCTGGATTTGAGTCTCGTTTATTCTTTGGAGCTGCTGGTTTATTTTTACCACCGTGTGTGTTTTTAGAAGGTATTCCTGGCACACTGACCTGTGTTCCTCGTTGATATAAACATGCAAACCAATATCCTTCAGTGGTTTTACCTG